CTGCTGAGAATAGATATCTTGCTTCTAACTGGCAACCACTTTCAGCAAGTGATTTTTATGCTAGTTCAAACAATCCAGAAGCAGAGCCAGCAGATGGACAACTTTGGTACAATCCAGAGTTTTCAGAAGTGGACATTATGATCCATGATGGAACTACTTGGGTGGGATACAGAAGCACAACAAGTCCGTATGTTGAAGCGGCTAGCGACAGAGTTGGATACACACCAACCGTTGCTGCTTCTAATCCATATGTTCAAGGAACAACTGTTGACGGTGATCTTTGGATTTCAACAGCGGATATTGAAAACTATCCAACAATTTACAAGTATGACAGCAACCAATCAGGACCTCTTTCAGAAAGATGGGTATTAATTGATAAGACTGATCAAACAACTGAAGATGGTGTGCTATTTGCAGATGCACGTTACGGATCAACAGGTGCTACTGGTAACACAGCAGCAACTATCAAGGACCTAATGAAGGTAGACTTCCTAGATCCAGATGCTCCAGATCCAGCATTGTATCCACAGGGCATGCTGTTATGGAATCTACGTAGAAGTGGCGGTAACGTAAAGCGTTATGCTAACAACTACATTGACACAACAGCAGACAACACACGCTTTAACAACAACGAAGCAATGGCTAGTTACGCAACCGATCGTTGGGTGACTGAATCAGGTAATAACGAAGACGGTTCAGGTTCATTCGGAAGAAAGGCACAGCGTAAGGTTGTTGTACAGAGAATGAAGAGCATTGTTGATACAAGCACACAAATACGTGATGAAGAAAGACGTAACTTCAACATCATTGCTGCACCAGGTTATCCAGAGTTGATGAGTAACCTTGTTAATCTTAACATTGACAGAGGCTTAACTGCATTTGTTGTTGGTGATACACCATTGAGATTAGCAGCAGACGCAACAACATTAACTAATTGGGGTTCAAATGCTTCACTAGTTACTGACAATGGTGACGAAGGCTTAGTAACATACGACGAATACTTGGCAACGTTTTATCCAAACGGATTTACAACTGATCTAGGTGGTTCAAACGCAGTAGTTCCAGCATCACACATGATGATGAGAACGATTGCACTAAGCGATCAGGTTTCGTTTCCATGGTTTGCACCAGCAGGTACAAGACGTGGTGGAATTTCAAACGCAACAGCAGTGGGATACATTGATGCTGCAACAGGCGAATTCCAAACAGTAGCGTTGAACGAAGGTCAAAGAGATACGTTGTATGATCTAAAAATTAATCCGGTAACATTCTTTAATGGAGTTGGATTGGTCAACTACGGTCAAAAGACTAGAGCAAGAAATGCTTCTGCACTAGACAGAATCAACGTAGCACGTTTGGTTGTATATCTACGTAGCCAACTTAATAAATTGGCTCGTCCATATATCTTCGAACCAAATGATAAAATCACAAGGGATGAGATCAAACAATCAGTAGAATCATTACTACTTGAATTAGTTGGTTTAAGAGCCCTTTACGATTTCGCAGTAGTTTGTGATGAAACAAACAATACTCCGGCTAGAATCGATCGTAACGAACTATATGTTGACATTGCGATTGAACCAGTCAAGGCTATTGAGTTTATCTACATACCGTTGCGTGTCAAGAACACAGGGGAGATATAAAAAATGCCTATTACATCATTAAATAACTTTTCAGTACCCACAGACGCAGGCAACCAAGTGCTCTTGATGCCTAAGTTAAAGTATCGCTTCCGCGTTACTTTACTTGGATTCGGAGTTGCGGCTGCTACTGAACTTACTAAACAGGTTGTCGATGTTTCAAGACCGAAAGTTGGTTTTGAAGAAATGACACTGGACGTTTACAACTCAAAGGTATACCTAGCAGGTAAGTATACTTTTGAAACACTAACTCTTAACTTACGTGACGATGCTAGTGGTGAGGTTCAAAAACTTGTTGGACAACAGGTTCAGAAACAATTCGACTTTGTTGAACAGGCTTCTGCAAGATCAGGTATTGACTACAAGTTTACTACTAAGATCGAAGTACTAGACGGTGGTAATGGTAACAATCCAGCAGGTGTTAACGTTTTAGAAACTGCTAACATGTATGGTTGTTTCCTAACTAACGTTGATTACGGAGAGGCTAACTATGCTACCAACGAAGCAATGCAGGTTGCACTAACAATCCGCTTTGATAACATGGTACAATGGGGAGCCGGCGAAACTGGC